CCGGAGAAAAATATATAATCGTACAAGCCCCTACAGGTTCTGGAAAATCGTTTTTTAGCAAAACACTTGCTAATGTAACTTCCCAAGCAGATGCCGAATATAGTAGATTAGTGGAAGGATATCATGCGTATAGTGATGATTTTGTAGGGTCTTTTAATAAATTTAAACCTCACGGTATGTTTGCCTTGACTACTACTAAGGCTCTACAAAATCAATATAAAGACCTCTTTAGCGAAAGTATAGTTTTTAAAGGAAAAAATAACTATCAGTGTGAAATCGATGAAAATTTTACAGTAGACCTAGCACCATGTGTGATTTCGTCAAATTTAAAGAAAAAATGCTGGGCAGATTGTATTTGTCCATATTACGAAGCTCGTAATGAGGCGCTTGTCAATCGTTTTTCTGTATTAAACTATGCTTCTTTTTTTAGTCTCCCAGATCACGTTAAAAAGCGTCAAATTATTGTGTGTGATGAGTGTTCAGAGCTAGAAGATGAAATAGTAAAAAACTATTCTGTTACAGTAAACTATAAACAGCTTGTATTTTTAGGGGTTGAAATAGAAAAATTAAAAAGCGAAGAACCAACAAAGGTCGTAGGCTGGCTAAGAGATGTGCATTCAGCAATACAAGAGGTGACAGAATCATTCAACGGGCGCTCGCGCTTTGAAAAAAATAAAATTGAAATCACAAAGCAACAGCAGCGTCGAGATCTGGCCGAATCAGTTGCTCATACGCTTAATCATTGGGAAGATGCGCAGTATATCGTTGAAAAAGACGCTGAAAAAGTCTCAATAACGCCATTTAAAATTGATAAACTCAGCACCTGCTTGTTTGATTTTGCAGATGTTGTAATATTAATGAGTGCTACAATAGTAGATAAGGACATTTTTGCTAAAAATCTAGGTATACAAAAGTACAAATACATAGAAATACCTTCAACTTTTGATGCAAAAAAAAGCCCTATCTATTGTCATAATAAATTTCCTTTAAGCTATAAAACACTCAACACAAATTTACCTAAAATTATCGATCTAATTGAGCAGATTGCGGATAATCATAAAGGAGAAAAGGGTATTATTCATACTCATTCGTTTGCTATTACTCAAGCAGTACAAAACAGACTAAACTCTAAGCGATTTTTGTATAGAGAAGAAGGTACTAATAACGAAACTATAGTTAAAGAACATTTCTTACGTACTGATGATACTGTTTTAGTGAGTCCTTCTTTAACTATGGGACTAGACCTTAAAGGTAACACCGGAAAATGGCAAATTATAGTAAAATTACCGTTCCCTTCTCTTGCAAGCAAGCGGGTAAAAATGCTTTTTGAAAAAGATCCGGATTGGTATAAGATGAAGATGTTTATATCTCTTATTCAAGCAGCAGGTCGGTGTACACGCACTAAAGAAGACGAAAGCGTAACCTATATTTTAGATGGTTTGTCTGGAAAGGTTATAGTCGAAAACAGGGATATTCTTCCTAAGCACTTTTTGGAACGCCTTGTGTAAGTATATTACGTGCAACTGTACACCTATCATTGGGAGGTAAAGGATTTATTAACGCAATTTTTGCAAGCGTTTGATGGAGCTATTGTCAAGCGTTACGATGCTAATCGTAACGCAGGTAGTAACGTAGGAGTACGTTATGTTTATTCCCCGAAACAACGGGTATTATTTGATCTGGTAGATAAGGCTCAACACATAACTCTGCCTGTAGTAGCTTTTAGTATCAATTCAATAAGCAGAGACAACAATAGAGTTTTTAATAAAACGGAAGGGTTTTATTATACTGACCCTGATAATACTGTAAAAAATAAACATGTCTTGCAGCCTGTACCGATTAATATAGGAATCAATATTAGTATATTAACTCGATTTCAGACTGACATGGATCAAATTTTAAGTAATTTTGTACCTTACAGTGATCCATATTTTATTATATCTTGGACGAGGGATGGTTTACCTGAAAGAGAAATAAGAACTGAAGTTTTGTGGTCTGGGCAATTAAACATGAATTATCCCACTGATTTAAATAGTAATCAGCCTGTCCGGGTAGCTTGTGATACTTCTTTCACTATAAAAGGCTGGTTATTTAAAAAAGATGCAGACAGCGTAGGAAGAATATTTAAAATAGATAATAATTTTTACAATGTCAATGAAGTACCAGGCAACGCAAGTAGCGCGGCAGCGCTGGCTAAAATACAAGCCGCTTTAAGTGGTACAGATTATACGGAAACCTTTACAGTTTCTGCTAAGCCCCAGCCTGCAGCCGTAGTGTTTTACCAATCTGTATCTGCTGGACGGCCTTATAAAGTAGATATTTTTGGGGACATGTTTGACTATACCACTTCAGTTTATGTGAGTGGGGCTTCAGGTACTTTTACCAATACAGTGACTGTTTCTACGTTTGCTAACATTGCATCTCTTTCAGCTCAATACCCTACCCTATACAATGTCTATCCGATATCGGATTATGCGATAGAATCTAATAATAAAATTACTGCTACATACCCGGCACCGGTAATATCAAGTAAATTAGTATTTTTTATATTTAACGAGGCAGGTTATGGTAGTGTTTCTGCGATATAAGTGGTACTTGAGTAAAAACTGTATATAATATATGTTTTAACTGTAAATATATCTAAATGGCTGAACAGAATAATAATTACTTTTCGCGAGCTTTTAATAGCTTTGTATCCAAATTGCCTTACACAGGTAACGCGACTGTAATAGACAACATACAGGAAATTAATCCTAAATTTCAAACTTTTTATAAAGTCGGTGCATCAGCGCAAGAAAGAATGCTTCGGCAGTCTGTTTCGGTAGTACAAGACCCTAATAATCCAGTTTCAAACCTGCAAGGGGTAATAATAGATAAAGGTTATCATGATTTTCTTTATGCCTTAATAGATACTGATAAAGTTAAAAGACTTGCAGATTACCGTATAATGGCATCATATGCTGAAATTAGTCATGCTCTTGATGAAATCTGCGATGAAATGTTAGTAAAAAACGATAGAGGTAATTACGTAAATTTAGATATAGCTGAAAAATACGATGAAGTAATAAAGAAAGAGCTAAACAAAAATTTTAGCCATATCATGGAGCTTATCAATCTTGAAAACAAAGGTTGGGAGTATTGTAGAGCTCTACTTATTGATGCAGAGATTTATTTTGAAAATGTTATTAATGAGAACAAAAAAGAAGCAGGTATAATAGGCTTAGTACAGATTCCGACAGAGCATATTAACCCTATTTTTGATAATGTTCAAAATATGATTATAAAAGGATACTTGCTACGTAAGCCAGTATCCAAAGATGAACGCAACAATGCTAACAGAGGCGCTAATCGTGGCCCGGCAGGCGGGCCTATGAAAGACGAACTTGAACTTATACCTTTAGATAGACACCAAGTAACTTATTTTCATTCTCATATGTGGAATGAAAATAAAACGATTAGATTGCCTTATATAGAGGTAGCTCGTCGGGCGTATAAACAGCTTTCTTTAATTGAAGATAGTATAGTGGTTTATCGTTTAGTTAGAGCGCCAGAACGTCTAGCATTTTATGTTGACGTAGGTAATATGCCTGCTGCAAAAGCAGAGGCGTATCTCAAGAGATTGATGCAGAATTACTGGTCTAAGAGAACATATGATAGTTCTCAAGGTAAGTCTGTTAATATATACGACCCGCAGAGCATGTTAGATAGCTATTGGTTCGCAAAGCGCAACGGCCAAGATGGTACCAAAGTAGACGTGTTACGTGGCGGGGAAAATTTAGGTAAGCTGGAAGATTTAAATTATTTTGTAAACAAGTTATACAAGGCATTAAGAGTACCTACAAGTAGATTGGACCCTACTACAGGTTTTAAAGACGGGGCAGAGATATTGAGAGAGGAGCTTAAGTTTGCTAAATTAATAGGTCGTTTTCAACGACACCTAGCTTCTACTATCAAAGACACCTTTGTAACACATCTTAAGCTTAAAGGGTTGTGGGAAGAATATAAACTCAAGGAAAGCGACATTAATATTTACTTTAATGTACCTTCCCATTTTGCGGCAGTAAGAGAACAACAGTTATTAGAAATCAAAACCAAAAACGTACAAAATCTCTTACAAAGCGCAGATAATCTATCTAAGACATACGCGATCAAAAAATACCTTAATTGGACAGACGAAGAGCTTAAAGTTAATAGAGAGTGGCTCAAAAAAGACGCCGCACTTGCCTGGGAAATACAACAAATTACTTCTCTTGGATCGAATTGGAAAGAAGCTCTCACTACTGGCTCAGCAACAGCGGGCATGCCTGGAGCGCCAGGTGGTGGTCCGGGGACACCGGGAATTGGTGGTCTGCCAAGCTTTGGACCGGGACCGGGTGGTGGCGCTCCAGAAGCACCTGAAGGTGGTGGCACGGGTGAAGCGCCTAGAGCTCCAGGTGGAGCCGCTCCTACCCCGGTACCGTCATCAACTGGTAGCGCTTTACCAGGTACTTAATTAACCTAAGAAAAACATCGGAGGTTCTTGAGATTCCGATACCCCGGTCATTAATTCTTTTTCTAGGTCTGCTTTTTCCTGTCTACCTTGGGACATTAATTCTGAATACTGCAAACTACCACTACCAAATAGTTGAGTGCCTTGATACTTACCGCGAGTATTTGCTATAGAAATTTTTATAAGAGCTTTAGCATACTCCATTACCCAGCGTTCTTTCACTAAGTCTTTTATAGGGCGCTCTAGATAAAGACCTACAGCGGCATAATAACGACCGTCATTGTTAATTTTTGGATCTGGGGTAATTCTTAGAACTTGAGTACGAGGGTCAAAACGTACATATTGTTTCATTGCGAATAATTTTTCGCGCGTTTTTAACCAGTCTTTAAGAACGTGCCAAGTAATGACATCGAACGCTTTACTTCCTAGAGAGTATGCAAAGTGCATTTGCTGTGCTAAGCTTTGCTCAATAGTAAAGAGAGTGTTAACGCCATCATTAGTGCCTTCTACAAAGTTATATATACCGATACATTTTCTATAACTATTTAAATCGTAATCCCAGCCTGATTGGAATGTAGAAGTTAAAGCAGAAACTTCAGGGGTATTATTAATTAATGTATCGATCTTTATCCCCTGATTTTTAGTGTATAAATCGCTATCAAATAAAAGTATTTCTTCAGTACCTGGAGTAAAGCGAGTGTATTGCTCAATTGCATAGGCAATCATATCGTATGCCGCGTTACAAGCTATTTCAAGATTAATTAATGGAGCACCAAGCTGAAAAAAGATACGCTCAGCAAGCATGTCATAACTTTGTATACGGTTATTAAGATTAGTAGAAAGAAAGGCTGAAGGCCCAACAGTAGAAGTTGGTAATGGCATACCAATACTTAGTCTATTTTTAACACCTTAAATAGGGTTTTAGCAACAGTATCTGCATCTACAAAGGCTTCTGGATTATACTTGACAGTCTCGTGCCACCAATATAGAAATTGCTCTTTTCTTAAATACTTTCTATCTTTTAACAGATTAATATTAGTAGAGTACCCAAAATGATAAGGATCGGATTGACCAAATAAAACTATACCGTTTGGTATATTGTAATAAGAACAAAAATGCTGAAAAAAATTATCTACTGACAGCCATGCACTACTAGTTTTTGCTAACTCTAAAAGTTCTGATTGAGACAAATTAAAAGCAGTTTTTGTTGTACCGGGTATAATTTCTTCTCCCTGCACCCCTACCTGTACTATTTCTATATCAGGTATTTTTTGTTTTACTTTCTCTACAAATTCTTTCCAATAGGGAAAGTTTTTTGGGTTAGGAATATCTTTAGGTAATTTTTGAGAATAAGGACTTATTAGAATTATCATAAATGTATTTTCTTAAAAGCCTCAGAAAGACTGCCTTTAAAATTAGTTTCTCCCATAAACTTATATATGTTGTGGGTGTCTGGTGTTAT